AAGAGGTAAAGGGGAATGGTGATTACAAAGAGATAGACGCGCTCGGCCGTCAGATTGAGCGCCTTGCCCGCGTTGAGCGCTACCGCAGCAGCGGCAACGAGGCCGACTTAAACCCTAACGTGCGCAACCGCAACAGAGGCGAGCGCCAGCCGGTTGTTAAAAACGAGTTCAGCGAGGAACAGGTAGACAAGCTGACCGGCGTGTTTATGGATAACTGCTTTGAGTATCAGCTCAACTGGCACCGTGCCGGGCTGACTCACCGCATCCGCAATATCCTGAAGTCCCGCCAGATTGGCGCAACGTTCTACTTTGCCCGTGAGGCGCTGATCGACGCGCTGACCACCGGGCGCAACCAGATATTTCTTTCAGCCAGCAAGGCGCAGGCGCACGTTTTTAAAAACTATATCCTCGACTTCGCCCGCCAGGCGGACGTTGACCTGAAAGGCGATCCCATCGTGCTGCCGAACGGCGCGCGCCTGATATTTCTCGGTACGAACGTGCGTACCGCGCAGAGCTACACCGGCAACCTGTATCTGGATGAATATTTCTGGATCCCGAAATTCCAGGAGCTGCGCAAAGTCGCCAGCGGCATGTCGCTGCACAAGAAGTGGCGCACCACCTATTTTTCCACGCCGTCGGCTCTTTCACACAGCGCCTATCCGTTCTGGTCAGGCGAGCTGTTTAACAAGGGGCGGCGCAACAGAGATGATCGCATCGAGATAGACCTGTCGCATTCTCACCTGGCGAAAGGCGCGCTGTGCGGTGACGGGCAGTGGCGGCAGATCGTGACGGTTGAGGATGCGCTGACCGGCGGCTGCAACCTGTTCGACATTGAGCAGCTGCAGCTTGAATACAGCCCGGCGGAATATCAGAACCTGCTGATGTGTGATTTTGTCGATGATGAGGCGAGCGTGTTCCCGTTTGCCGAGCTGCAGAGCTGCATGATCGACAGCCTGGAAGAGTGGGAAGATTTTAACCCGTACCTGCCGCGCCCGTTTGCATACCGGCCGGTCTGGATTGGCTATGACCCGTCGCATACCGGCGACAGCGCAGGCTGTGCGGTTATCGCACCGCCGCTCGTTGCGGGCGGAAAGTTTCGCGTGCTGGAGCGCCACCAGTGGCGGGGCATGGACTTTGCCGCGCAGGCGAAATCTATTGAGGACTTAACGAAAAAATACACCGTGGAATATATCGGCGTGGACGCTACCGGCATCGGCCAGGGTGTTTTTCAGCTGGTACGCCAGTTTTACCCGGCCGCGCGGGAAATCAAATACTCGCCGGAAGTGAAAACGGCAATGGTGCTCAAGGCTAAAGACACCATCAGCAGCGGGCGGCTTGAGTATGACGCCGGGGCGACGGATATCACGCAGTCGTTTATGGCTATACGCAAAACCATGACGGCCAGCGGCAACCGCTCAACCTATGAGGCGAGCCGCAGCGAAGAGGCCAGCCACGCAGACGTCGCCTGGGCAATCATGCACGCATTGTTAAACGAACCGCTCACCGCAGCCAGCGGCGGCGCTAACCCCTCTATTCTGGAATTTTACTGATGAGCAAACGCAGAGGCCGCAAGGCTTACACCGCCACAACGCAGCCGGTACAGGCAAGCGCACCGCAGCAGCACGCCGAGGCATTTACCTTTGGCGATCCGACGCCGGTCATGGATAAGCGCGACATTCTGGATTATGCCGAGTGCATCGGTAACGGGCGCTGGTTTGAGCCGCCGGTCAGCTTTAGCGGGCTGGCTAAGAGCCTGCGCTCGGCCGTTCACCACAGCTCGCCGATTTACGTGAAGCGCAACATTCTGGCTTCAACGTTTATTCCACACCCGATGATGAGTCAGCAGGAGTTCAGCAAGTTTGCGCTGGATTATCTGGTCTTCGGCAATGCCTTTGCTGAGCTGCGCCGCAATGGCCTGGGTAAGCCGCTGCGCCTTGAAACCACTCCGGCCAAATTCACCCGCAGGGGCGTGAAGGAGGGCGTTTACTGGTTTGTGAATGACTGGAAGGAGCCGCATGAATTTTCGGCCGGCAGCGTATTTCACCTGCTGGAGCCGGATATCAATCAGGAGCTTTACGGCCTGCCGGAATACCTCAGCGCGCTTAACTCCGCCTGGCTGAATGAGGCGGCGACGCTGTTCCGCCGCAAGTATTATCAGAACGGCGCGCACGCCGGTTACATCCTGTATATGACCGACGCGGCGCAGAGCAGCAGCGACGTTGACCGGATGCGCCAGGCGATGCGCGACACGAAAGGGATCGGCAACTTCCGCAACCTGTTTATGTACGCGCCTAACGGTAAGCCGGACGGCATTAAGATCCTGCCGCTCAGTGAAGTCGCGACGAAAGACGATTTCTTTAACATCAAGAAGGCCAGCCGCGACGACCTGCTCAGCGCGCACCGCGTACCGCCGCAGATGATGGGGATTATTCCGGATAATTCCGGCGGATTTGGCGACGTGGTGAAAGCGGCGCAGGTATTTGTGAGAAATGAATTAACGCCGCTGCAGGAGCGGATGAAGGAGATAAACTCTTGGTTGAATCAGGAAGTAATAAAATTTCATTCATATGAATTAGTATAACCATCAAAATAATGGCAGGAGTAAAAATCCTGCCATTATTTTATCATAGCCCGTATTTTGCTTTAACTTCTTCGACCTTGTCTTTTAACTGAATAAGCATAACTTCAAAGTTTGAATGATCATTTTCATCTACTTGGTCATAGATTATCAATTCAATGTTATATTGGTTTTTTATGGAGTCTTTCATTTTTGCAGCATAAGACAAACTTCCAACCAAAGCATAACTTGGACTTGACGAACCAATTCTAAGGCGAATATTTTCAAGGATCAAATTAATGTCTGGATCTTCAATTCCACATCCAATGAAAAGCACAGTGTTAATTTTATACAAGGAGGTGACTATTTCAAATGACACATTATATTGGTCTCTTAATTTGAAATAATCCGATCTACTAAGAATGACATTACGTGTGTGCTGTGCGCAACCATGTAATTTTAACAATATGTTTGCAGGTGAGCGTATTGCATCAATTAACCCATCAGTGTTATATTCGAAGGAATGAAATGAGTTATTTCCGGACACATCGATAAGTGCACTTTCAATTATTGAATCATAATTCGTCGTTACTATAATCTTTGGCGAGATTTCAACGATAGTATTGTGTGATACTGAAGGGATGAATCTTTTACTGAAAAACTCTTCGGTTATTATACTATTAAAATCTGCTTGTCTGCCATGAGTTCTTATTATCTCAGCTGCATCTAAAAACTTTTTTTCCTCGATGAAACTTTGTGTAAGAGCCTGGTGCCCTGCGGGTAATATACGATCCTTAAGTTCGCCTAAGAGAACAGACCAGCCAAGTGGTCGTCTGCCATTCTCATCTACAGACTGACATGAAAGCCCTGAACCTAGATGAAAAATACATCTGCTTTCGGCAATCTCTCTTGCTAATGATTCAGGCCAACTCATTTTGCTCTCCTAAATTGATCATGATCTTATGGCTTATTTCATCAAAGGCCTTTATATAATTTTTCGCTTGAGTATATTGAGATCCTGCCATGCCATCACTAGAGTTTAAGTCAACAATTGGAGCGGCAACAAATTGTGAAAGAGCTAGAATTCCAAACATGTGAGGTATCTCACCTAAGTTAAGCTCTTCCAGATTATTAATTGTGTCCTTCTTGAAGGCACTTAGATTTTCATTTATTTCTGGTTCAAAATTATTAATAATTTTTTGGTAGCTTTGCGTAGTACGTATCGTTCCGTCTCCATGCTTCCTTGAGATATAAGATTGGAGAGTATAACCTAAGAAACCGGAATTAATGTTGACTTTTTCTTTTAGCTCGCCTGATATTTTTCCCCAGATATGATTTTTTTCTCTTTTGAACTCAATGGATTTACTGTCATAAAACCCGATCCATTTATCGAACCATTGCTTAATGTTTTTGATCGCAATTAAACTAAAAATATCACAACTCATAGGAGAGATGAAATAGTCCGCAGCCAATAATGCTGTCCTATTTATAGCCCCCAAACTTGGGCTTAAATCGAGAAATACATAATCAAAATCATCTTCATATTCTTTTAAAAGAGTGTATACCCAGTTTGATATTCTTAAACCGCTGACATTATCTGGATCGTTCAACTCATTCCATTTTTTGCTTAATATATCCTCAAATGAGGCTAAGAAAGGATTGCCTGCAATTATAGAGCATTTAAATCTTTCGCACCATATAGGCTTAACATCAACATTAATGACACTTTCGCCCAATTCATAATTATCAAAAGCATCAACAATTGTACCGTGTTGTTTATCTATTCCTCGGTCATAATAGGGGGCTATAACCGTACTTGCCATGTCCTCACCAAGCATATAATGAGTCATATTTGCCTGAGGGTCTAAGTCAAGCACCAGAACTCTTTTTTGATGTCTAACAGCAAACTGTGTTGCAAGATTGGCGCAAAAAGTAGTTTTTCCCACGCCACCTTTATTATTAAATATTGCAATTGTTTTCATGAAAGATACCAACTCATAGAATATGTAATTTAGGCGTCTAAGCCTTTAGAACTTACACTGGCATATCTTGTATGTCCAGATGACTTGCATGCTTCTGCGCGCAATGATATCCCCGCCACGCCTGCCCGCTTTATGCATCGCTTTTCATGCAGGTGCATGTACCATCTCTGACCGCGCCAGCTCTGGCCTTACAAACGCTTAACGATCCAATTTGGATCATGCGGATTCATGCAACAATATGCACTTTGATGCAGAAGCAAAAAGCCACCTGAAAGGTGGCTAGTGAAGGGGAGGGAAGGAGGTCTTAATCATTCTGCCTGGCGGTATATGGCAGCTTCGAAAACAGATGTGTCGATTGTCCCTGCCATGTCGCTGATCATCGACAGTGCCATTTTTAATTCATCTTCTTTGCAGTGTGCGATCAGTGATACGTCAGCAATGAACTGGATGCGTGCAACCGTCTCGCTTAGATTATCTATATCCATCAAATGATTAACTCCTTCTAGTCAAAATACACTGTATGTATAAACAGTATCATGATGAGCTAAAATCGTAAACAATCGTGCAGCTCAGATTAGTCCGACTGCCGTTTTATTAATCAGGCAGCCGTATGCCTCTTTTTCTCGCGAGCGCAATGAAGCGCTTTAGAGGAGTGGGATTTTTACGCCGTCTATGGAAGAGGTAGCCGCTTGTACCGCCCCAGTAAGAAAGCTCCCCAACCTTGATTGTATGGCCTTTCATCATGCGTACAGCTTCACCGTCGGACAGTGTTAACCTGGAGATCTCAAAGAAACTCTTTTTCAGCGCATCCCGTTCTGTGCAATGACTCACTACAGGTGGGTATTTGTCCGGCTCAGGTTGCTCCTGCGCTGGCTTATCTCTCAATCGCTTAAGAATCCTTCTGCGCTCGGCGCGAGTAGGGGGCTTTGTGAAGTCGATAGCTGCTTCAGAGTCTGTTGGCTCCGTACAGTTATTGACAGAACTCCGAGAGGACGCAGGCGCGTCCTTAAATTCAAAATCCAAATCAACGGCACGTTTCGGGACAATCTTCCATTGCATCAGACGGGTTAAAATTGGCGTATCGTCGCCAACTTCAGTTGCGTAAACACCCTTGATACGCACGGTTTCCTCTCCATACTCATTCATGTCTTCGCTTGCCTGATACCAGGTGCGCACAGCCAGATCGTCGCGGCGCACGAACGGGCCACCCTGCGCGTTAACGTATCCGGCCCAGTCTCCTGCGTCGGCAGCATCATGCGCGGCCGCAAACTCTACACTCAAGCCGTGTGCGGTTTCGCTATCTGCCATGCGGCGCAGCTCGCGGTAAACCGTGACCGGCGCTCCGCCCACAAACTGGAATTGACGGATGTGCCAGCGTGCCGCCCAAGCGGAAACGGCCGAGGCAGTTTCCTTAAGGTCTCTGCCGCTTTCGTCGTCTTTTTCCCCGTCGAGGGCATAGCCGTCGATGTTTTTGGAAATGTATTTAGCGACGTAACCCGTTGCGCTGCCTTTCTCCGGATCGATAGCCTCGGCGTGAAAGCGGGCCTTACGGGCATTGTCGGTTGTCAGCTCGCTGCCGTCTTGTTGCCAGGCATAGTCGCCCATAATCTCGCGCACGCGCTCAGCCTGCTCCGGGCGCATAAACATGAGCATGTGCCAGTGCGGGGTTGCATCATGATGAGGCTCAGCAACGCGGATACCGAAGATGCGGATTTCTTCGCGGTGCAGCTTGGCGCGGATTTTCTGCCAGACGCTGCAGAGATAACGCTGAGTGTCGGCCGGGCTGGCACCGTCCCATTTGCAATTACGATGCCCGGTTTTGATTGTGGCGTGATAGCGCGCCGGGGCGGTAAGCGTATAGAACTCGCCGATAAAGCCCATTTCATTGCAGATGTTTTCGAAGCCACGAATGCGAGTCATCAGCTCGCAGCGGCGGATCGCCGGGTTGGCCACGCTGCCGTCGTATTTCTCGATCAGGCTGATGCGGTTGCCTTCCTCGTCTTCCAGCTCCATTCCTTTCAGAAATTCACGGGTGCGGCGCTTCTGCTCGCGCCACTCTGAAACGGTCATGCTGCTCGCGTAGGGGGTATGCTTTTTGCTGACGTTAGCCAGGGCGATCTGAAGGTGTTCACGCCATGATGCAGCCACGCGGCGCAGTCGGCCTTTCCACCATTTTTCCGTCTGCATACGCATGATCGCCGGGGTAACTTCCTCCGGGTCAAACAGCCGGGACGTGACTTTATCCCATAATGGCGGCGTCTGGCTCAGCTCGCGGGTGATGGCGGCGGCGGTCATGTAAACGCGGTGCGTGTATTTATAGTCTGACTCGTAGCTGGCCTGCGCGTGTGCCTGTACCAGCTCGGCGAGAATAAAATTAGCTACATCCCCGGCAAGCAAATCGACGTCGGCGCGAGCCATATCCGGCAGGCGGTTAAAGCGGTGCATCAGCTCCCAAAGAGTGCCGCCCGCGCTGGCCGCGCCTGCCTGTTTAGTGACATTGCCTGCCAGCAGGTTAAACGTGCCGTGACTCATTTCACCGAGGCGATATTGAGCGTTAACGGTTTCAACGCGTGGCAATGTGCGCTCAACGAAAGTTTTCGTTAAGTACGCATTGGCGCGGGCTGTTCCCTGTTTCTTTTCTAGATCGCTGACGCGGCGTTTAACGTCGAGCTGTATCAGCGTCGGCTGTTTTTCGAGTAGTTCCTGCGCACGCACTAAAGCCGCAATCATCTGAATGCGGCTGTGCATTTCCTCATAGGTAGGGTACGGGCTGGCGATGGCTCCCCGTGGAGCATTCCACGGGTAAGCAAATTCCTCATGCATCAGGCATTACCCTGCCGATGTTTATAGCGATATTCTTCAATTTCCTGGCAGGAAACACAGCGTGTTACACCCAGATATGCGCGGCGGCGCTTTTCAGGAATTGGGGCATCACAGTTTTCACAAAATGAGGCGCTTATAGCAGGCGCGCGATTAACGATATTGGCGATGTTGCGAGCCAGCATTTCATCAGTGCGCTGCTGTACGATGTCCATTGAGTCAGCCATTAGTGCGCCTCCTCAATTTGAGCCTGGATTTTTTCTGCTTCCTGATTAAGTAGCTCGGCTGCTTCGAAACAGGTTAATTCTTCCCGGCGAATTTTCGAGGCCAGGATGTTAAGGCGGGATATCATGAGGTCAGCACGACCGCGACGTTCTTCGCGACGCGCATCATTCAGCATCATATCGAGTTCGATATATGAAGCAGGTTTACTGGTACCAGATGATTTATTCAGCATGTGATTTTCCTTTATTCAGACAAAGCGAATCCCGGCGGGTTAACGCCATTTAAATGCTTTGTATTATTTAGTTCGAAAGAGTCATTCGTTTGGGGAACAAACTCACAACGGCTTTCAGGTGGTTCATTGCGCGAATTAGTGCGTTTCTTTCTTCGTTGGTGAGATCAGTAAAATCGGCTGAGTGCCGGTCTTTGCCGATATTAGCCAGGAAAAAGATAGCGCTTAATGCTCGTTTGTTGTCCTGATAATTGTTGTCAGTCACATCGCGCATTTCAGCAATAAAACGGGATACATCTTTTTCGCAATTACCGCCCATCAGTTGCGCGCGAAGAAGTGCTACATGATTCAGCGCGGCAACGCGTTGACCGGCTGTCAGTTCGACCAGCATGGAATCGCCTTCGATAGCCATGATTTGCCTCTCTTAGGTAATGCCTGTACTTTTACTTCTGGAGATGATGGCGTTACTGGATTCCAGCGCTTACCTTTTTCTCCCATGATCCAGCCGTGTCCGTATGACATGGATGGGCTTTGACGTTTGAGCTTTGCAGCAAGTGAGATCATTATTACACCTCAACTCATGCCAAATGATGCACCAATGCCGCTGATGGCATCGACGGTTGAGGACAGTGCCGGGTTAGCCTGAATACGCGCCTGTACCGCCATTGCGGCCAGTGTTAAGCAGCGAATACCGCTATTAACGTTTTGCAGAAGGCCACGTTTACAGTTGGCTGTCATGGGTTCTGTAGAGGCTGCCCCAGCTGCTAACTGGCCTACTTCTGCAGTGGCTTTCATGACATACAAAGGAAATTTTTCATCTGCGACTTCGTTTACCGGCACACAGGGGAGGCACTGGATTTGCGCCAGCAAGCCATCAACTAATGTTGCATCCTCAGTGACATCGGTAAGAGCTAAAACCTCTAAGACGGTAAGCTGATGCGGCTGGTCTGGATTCAGCTTATTACGAAGAGTTTGCGCACGCATCCCGGACTGCTTCGCGATATCTTCCATGTTGTGAGCTAACGCGAATTTGCGACATGCATCGTCATAATGGGTATGGGTAGAAACCTTGAAATCAAACATGCTCAGATCCCTCTTAACTTGCAAAATCAAGTTATGGTTTGATGTAGCGGCATTTGATTGCCTGCTGGCGGTTCTTTTCACGCCATGCAGCAACATTGATAAGCGGATTGCCATGTTTCGTCATGGTGGTCTCTACCACTTCGCCGGTCTTACGATTAGTGCGGTTCTGTGTATAGGTGAAAGATGGGGTAGGGGCGAGCAGCACAACCCCGTTAGCAATCCATTTCTCCAGCACTGACAGGCTAATGCGGTTGGCTGCAGCAAAGTCCTGTTTGGACATTGTTGGGGATGTAGCAAGCGTGACGGCTTTGTTTACGGCGTCGTTTACCGCCTCGCTGATCGCTGGCATCAAAATCGCTGCGACATTGGCAATAAAATCTTGATATTGCACTAAGTCAAATGCGTTCTGATTGTTTGCATTTTGAGTATGCATAACGCAGTATCTCCTCGTGGTCGTTTTGTTCTACGGTGTTTCATGTGGTGTGAGTGCACTTTAGATCGTAAATACGATTTGTTAAATGATTATTTATCACTTATTGGTGTTTTTATGATTGAAGAGAAGGGCGCAAGCGCTCAGATTCTCGAAAGACTGATGTCTTCTTATGGCGTCAGCACTCAGAAAGACTTGGCAGCAGCTCTTGAGATTCCAGCAAACAATATAAGTGGCTGGACTCAAAGAGACAGCGTCCCGGGCAATGCCATCATAAAGTGCGCAATTGATACTGGTGCTGATTTGCAGTGGTTAGTATATGGAAAACTTGCAAATGCAAACTATGTGGCCTCACATGAACGATCATCAGGGCAAATACTCTATTCTGAGATTATGGCTAATGGCGGTAGGCCAGTATTGCGCCGGATTCTTGATGCTTACGGCTTCACTATGCAAAAGCAACTCTGCGAGCTTTTAGAAATTTCATCAGGTACGGTTAGTACTTGGGTTCGTCGGAATTATTTTCCTGGTGATGTAGTTGTAACTTGTGCGCTTGACACAGGTGTTTCTTTAGAGTGGTTAGCTACGGGTAAAAATAAGCCGAGCCGTAGTGACTCAATCATTAATTCTGAGCATTCTCAAATTAGAAAGGTCCCTAAAAGAAAATTGTCTGCTGGGAAACTGACAGAGGATGGCTTCTATTATTTCGATAACTCGTTCATTTCAAGCGAGATAATAGATCCAGTATTCATCGAGGCAGCATCTAAATCTTGGTTTGTGGATTTGGGGCGTACAAATATCAGTAATGGAAGGTGGGTTATTGATATTGACGGTGATTTAGATGTTTACGATGTCGCTAGACTTCCCGGAAATAAAATTAGCATTGTTGGCAAGGCATCGAGCTTTGAATGCAATGTTAGTGAAGTAACTCCTCTTGGGGTAGTTGTGCAAACGTTAGAAAATAATATTTAGATATAAGGATATAGTAATGAAGAAGGTATTGAAGTGGATACTTTACATTTTTGTTGGGTTGATGGTAATTGGATACTTCGCGGGTAAGAACGAAGATGGGAACACTACATCAAGTTCTACTGAATCTAATAAGCCACAATCGGTGGCAGAAGCTACTCCAGCTAAGACTAGCCCTCCGCAAAAACCTGTTTATCAGACGACAGCTCGTAAATTATTCAATGATTATGAAGAAAATGAAGTCGCAGTTGATGAACAGTTGAAAGGTAAAATTGTTGCAATGACTGGTATTGTACAGTCTATCGACAAAGATTTTACAGATTCAATTATCATTAGCCTGAAGACTGATAATGAATTTATGCCCGCGCGACTTGAAATGAAGGACTCGCAAAAAGCTGCTGCAATAGCTTTAAAAAAAGGCAAGCAGGTAGTGATCGTGTGTGAAAGAATGTCTCGAATTATCGGAGCACCTTCAGGTCGAAATTGCTCATTTAACTAATATAGATAGGCGCTAATTATTCAAATGGCGCCTTTTTTTAATTTATATAAAATTGACATGGAGTCGTTATGTCCGAAGATAGCAGGGTTAAAAAAACTTTAAGTACAGTGATTGAGTTTTACAAAAAACTCGATACACGACAAAAGTTATATTTCAACTTAATTTTATTCTCCGTCTTATTTATAATTGGATGTGTTTTTTTTAATGCTGAGCAAAGGAGAGTTTTTTTAATAGTAGTTGTCCTTTACTGGACTTCGACTGTAGTGTTCGAAACAGTGAGTATATACAAAAAAATATACAACTATACTTTAGGTAAAGCTTTGCTGTTAATCGGGTTTACTCTGTGCACAAATATTTCATTATCTATTGCTGGGATTGTAATAAATGATGTTACAACTGTAGCTCCCTCAAACTTCCCTCATGCATTAATATTGGTTTCTATAGCGATAATACCATTTATAATGGCCATTATAATGCTGGTTATATACTTTGCATTGTTTATCACTCTTCCAATATGGGGCTTTATCATTTTTGTTTATGATGATAAATTAAAGAAAATTCTATTTCCCGGTTATGAGCCTCAGGATGGAGTATTTTTATATAAGACAACAAAACTAATTCAGATTTTATCAATAGGTTGCTACTGTGTCTTTTTCCATTCGCTCTTTAACAACATTCTTGATGATTATACTAAGTTCTTATATTCGAAAGCGCAGTCATTTATTTACACTTTTGAAATGTATGGTAAGTCACCATGCGTTGGACTGCCTTCAGGTAAAGTTGCATTTATAAACGATGATAATGTTCTGATTGCTCACAACCAAGGTGAGGATATGAGCTTCATAACTCATACTTGTGAATATAAAAAATAATTTTAGCTCCTATTCTAGGCTTCGGCGGGAGTATTGCTAAAGGCTGCCGCCATTTTGTCGCCACATTCGTAGATAACCTACTGTTAAATAAGGTTTACTAAAGTATTCGGTCTTTTTTTGCTTTATGATTTATAAAGATTTTATTTGATTGTTACGAAACATCCCGAAATCACACTATTCAATCTATGCCATCACATATTCCTGATCGCTTGAATCACGATTGTTTTTTCTTCATAGAAAAGTTTTTTATGGTCGAATGGCCTTTACAAAAA